TGTCTGTACCGACATACATTTTGGTCTTAAATCAAACAGCCAACAACACAATCAAGATTGTAGTGATTTTATTGATTGGTTTATTGAGACGGCCAGAGCAAATGGGTGCGAAACTGGTATGTTCCTTGGCGATTGGAGCCATCAACGTGCCTCTCTCAATATGCAGACATTACAGTACAGTTTGCGTAGCCTAGAAAAACTATCCAAAGCATTTGATCGATTTTACTTTATTCCGGGCAATCACGATTTGTATTATCGAGACAAACGAGATATTTACAGCACAGAATGGGCCAAGCATATTCCCAACATTGTTATTGTCAATGATTTTTTCAAAGACGGTGATGTAATTATTGCTCCGTGGTTAGTAGGCGACGATCATAAAAAGTTAGCCAAAATGAATGCAAAATATATGTTTGGACATTTTGAGCTGCCACATTTTAAAATGAATGCCATGGTAGAAATGCCAGATCACGGCGAACTTAAGGTGGAAAACTTTGGTGGAATCGAAAGTGTATACTCTGGACATTTTCATTTACGACAACAGAAAAAAAATATCAACTATATCGGCAATTGCTTTCCACATAACTTTGCTGATGCCGGTGACGATCAACGTGGTATGATGATCAAAGAGTGGGGCGGAGTGGATCAATACTTTGCTTGGCCCGGACAACCGTTGTATCGTGTAATGAAGCTGAGTGAAGCCATTGACAATGGTAAAAATATATTACGACCCAACATGCATGTGCGTGTAGAGCTAGACATTGACATCAGCTACGAAGAAGCAAACTTTATCAAAGATACGTTTGTCAAGGATTATAATTTGCGTGAAATGGCTCTGATACCCAGCAAGCGTACAGATATTGATATTGATCTAGCACCAGGAGAAGTAAAATTTGAAAGTGTGGATCAAATTGTGACCGATCAACTTACTAACATCGAAAGTGATTTTTACGATCCTAAGTTATTATTAAAAATATATCAAAATTTATAAATGTTCAAATACACCAGCCCTTACGAGTTAACCGAAAATTATAAAACTGCATTGCAATCTAAATATTGTGTGTTAGATAATTTTTCATTAGCTCGGTTTGATTCTAATTTTGAATTGTTAGAAAAACATTTGAGTAATATTGTAAAATCCAAATATGACCCATGTGATCGAATTGTTGTTGACCATTTTGATACCGATTATTATCTCAATGGCTTTCCATATGGTCTAGGACTTCATAACCTGTTTACAGTATTTCGTAAGCTAGATATTCCATTGTATGTAATGCTGTTAGTTACCAATCATTACGGTATAGCAAGAGAAGTGAATTGTCTTGCTCCGGATCCGTGTGACCGTCCTACTATTATTGAAACTCTTATTTCTAACTTACATTATGCTGGCGTCTACAACGATCATAACGTAGATGCTGATATGATTTCTATTCCTGGATTGTGTATGTTAGGGCAAGGTCGAGTACATCGTCATGCCATTTTTAGATTTATAGAATCTGAATTAATGACGCATATTGCGGTATCAACAAATCCATCATGACTTATATTGTTACAAGCCCATTTACAAGACAAAACGAGTTGTGGGCCAATGGTTCCATTGAATGTAGGCCGGTAACTGAAAAATATTGTCATCCGATAATTTCAGGAACAAAAGGTGAGTTATCAACTCTGAACCATGCAGATTTTTATAAGTATATTGGTCTTGACATTGTGACAGAAACTGTGTACAATTATCCATATCCTTATATATCTGAAAAGACACTGAGACCAATTGCATGCAAACGATTATTTGTTGTGGTAGCGGCGCCGGGCGTGTTGTCATTATTGCACTCAAAAGGATTTGAAACCTTTTCAGATGTGTTGGACGAGTCTTATGATACCATACAAGATCCTCATGAAAGATTTTGGCAACTACAAAAAACCATAAAAGAATTTGTTTTGCAACCGGTGGAAACAATCATTGATATTGTAAAATTAAAAACTCCAGCATTAGAACACAACTTTGAAGTATTGAAAAAATTACAGGATATTGAATTACAAAACTTAAATGATTCATATTAAAAATTTAACCGTACGAAATTTTATGAGTGTGGGTAACAGCACACAGGGCATTGACTTTGATCGTAAAGACCTTACGCTTGTACTGGGTGAGAATTTAGATCTAGGAGGTGATGGTAGCCGTAACGGCACAGGCAAAACCACAATTATCAATGCTCTCAGCTATGCCTTGTATGGCACGGCACTAAGCAACATCCGTAAGGACAATCTTGTTAACAAGACCAATGGTAAAAATATGTTGGTCAGTCTTGATTTTAGTGTAAGTGGCAAGAATTTTAAAATCGAGCGTGGGCGTAAACCCAATGTATTAAAGTTCTTTGTCAATGACGAAGAACAAACAGCTACAGATAATGCTCAAGGTGACAGTAGAGAGACACAAGATGCAATTGAAGCTATGTTAGGACTGAGTCATGACATGTTCAAACATATCATGGCTCTTAACACGTATACAGAACCATTCCTAAGTCTTAAAGCCAACGATCAACGCACAATCATTGAACAATTATTAGGTATCACACAGCTAAGTGAGCGTGCCGACCGGATCAAAGAGCTCAACAAAGAAACCAAAGATGCGATACAACAAGAAGAATTCCGTATCCGTGCCGAGCAAGAAGCTAACAAACGTATAGAAGAACAAGTAGAAAGTTTAAAACGCAGACAAACACTATGGGTCACTAAACATGGCGAAGATATCAAAGAACTTGAGAAAGCCCTTAAGGCGCTACAGAATATTGAGATTGAAGACGAGATTGCGGCGCACCAGGATCACAAGGCATGGGATCAAAAACGCAAGGATATCAATGAACTATCGGGTCAGATCTCACGTGTCAAATTGGATGTTGGCCGGGAGGAAAAGCTGGCAGCCAAACTGGCAAAAGAAATTGAAACGCTCAAGAACCATGAATGTCATACGTGCGGTCAGGCCTTCCACGACCATAAGCACCAACAAGTTTTGGAAAGCAAGCAGAAAGATTTGGATGCGGCTCGACAGAGTGGCACAGAATTTAGCACCCTGTTATCAGAGTTGGAGGTTGCTCACACAGCCTTGGGCACGTTAGGCAAGCCGCCTAAAATGTTCTACGACAAAGAAAGTGATGCTATTCAACATCAGGCCACCTTGACCAATTTAGAACAACAGATTGCCACCAAACAAACAGAAACAGATCCTTATAGCGAACAGATTGAGGAAATGCAACAGCAGGCCTTAAAAGAGATTACATATGACACACTTAATGAACTTACTCGCTTACAAGAACATCAAGAGTTCTTACTTAAACTACTCACCAGCAAAGACAGCTTTATCCGTAAAAAAATTATTGAACAAAATCTTAGCTATTTAAATGCTCGACTAACGCATTACTTGGATCGTGTGGGTTTGCCGCACACTGTGGTATTCCAAAATGACTTAACTGTAAGTATTGAAGAGCTAGGGCGTGAACTAGACTTTGATAATTTATCGCGTGGTGAACGCAATCGACTTATTTTAAGTATGAGTTGGGCATTCCGTGATGTGTTTGAAAGTTTGTATCAACCTATCAACTTGTTGTTTATAGACGAAATGATTGACAATGGCCTAGACACAGCAGGTGTAGAAAATGCCCTGGCGTTATTAAAACAAATGAGTCGAGAACGGCATAAATCAATTTGGTTGGTAAGTCACAGAGACGAACTTGCAGGGCGTGTAGAAAATATCCTTAAGGTGATTAAAGAAGGTGGATTCACAAGTTATAATACCGATATCGACATCGTTTAACCTAGATATTGTTCAGGTTGAGATTACAAGTAAGTGTACATTAAAATGTCCACGATGCCCTCGTACGGAGTTAACGTTAGATTATATAAATCAAGAAATAAGTCTAGATAGTTTTAAAGAAATTTTTACACCGGCAGTGTTATCACAAATCAAATTTTTATTGTTTTGTGGGCACACGGGTGATCCTATATATGCTACAGAATTTTTAGAAATAATTGAATATATTAAAAAAAATTCCTCAACACAAATTAGAATTACTACCAATGGTAGTTATAAAAAAGAAGATTGGTGGGTTAAATTAGGAACGTTGTTAGATAAGAATGACGGTGTTACGTTTAGCGTAGATGGGTGGGACAATCAATCCAACAATTTATATCGAATAAATAGTAATTTTGATAGTATCGTAACTGGAATCACTGTGTTGCGAGCTAATAGCCAGTGTCATATTAAATGGAGCACCATTTACTTTAAATTTAATCAACGCCAAATTGATAAAATTGGTAAGATAGCAAAAGAATCAGGGTGCGATGTATTCCAGTTGGTCAAGAGTGCCAAGTTTGATGGGCGATATTTGATCAACGGCGTTGATCCGTTAAAGCCCACTGAAGAACTAGTTAGTGAAAATAATAATTATCAACGTGAAAAACAAATATTTGGTAGAGATGACCCATTTACAATAGAACAAACTAAACACGCTCATCCTTTTGCCAAATGTTTAAATGGTGCTAAAGAATTGAATGTCACGGTAGAAGGCTATGTATATCCGTGTGGTTGGTTTAATACCGGTTACCAAGGCAATGCATTTGCTGAAAAGTATAAAAATAAAATAAACGTAAACACAAGAACATTAAAAGAGATATTAGAAGATCCGTTATGGAATGAACTAACAAAAGAATTTAATTTAGAAATTTGTCAAATAAAGTGTAAAAATGGATAACAGTAAAATATTTTGTATGGTTCCGTGGTTTGAGGTGCATATCAATGCCGATGGGAGCTACCATACCTGTGGGTCACAACCCAATCCAGTGCGAATGCCATTTCCTGTTGGTTTTGTAGAAAAGCACAATGTTCATAATATGCAGTTAGAAGATTGGATTAACGGAGAATACCAAAGCCGTGTTAGATTAAGTAAACTCAACGGAGTACACGAGCCTAGATGTCAGATGTGTTACAACGAAGAAATTTCTGGTTCATCTAGCAAGCGTGTCAAGGAAAATCTAAAAAGCAAAATAGATGATAATGCGTTTGAACTTACATATCAGGCCAGTCCAGATCTTGCACATTTTGAATTTTCAAGAGCCAACCAAGGACTAACTGATGTACTAAGGCCAGTTAGCTATCACATGAGTTTAGGCAATGAGTGTAATTATGCTTGTAAAATGTGCGGGCCATGGGCTAGCACACAACTGGCCGTAGAAGGATTAAAAAACGGAACTTATTCTGGACCAGCTAGATTAAATTGGACTGAGGATGAATCTGCATGGAAACATGTTACTGATTATATTTGTACAACAGAAAATTTACAATTTGTACATCTAATCGGTGGCGAACCTTATATGAATCCTCGGTTTGAAGAGCTGATTGACAAATTGTTGGCCGCAGGTCGCACGGACATTTATTTAGGATTTACTACTAATGGTAGTGTTGTAGATATCGAATTAATTAAAAAATTAAATGCGTTCAGGCATGTTGATATTGGTATCAGTATTGAGTGTATGGGCGTGTTAAACGACCATATACGCAGAGGCACCAAAACCAACGAAGTATTGGATAACATCGATCTTTATCTAAAGTATCGCAAAGAAGGTCATGTGTATGTCACAGTGCGACCTGTACCCAGTGCGTTAAGTGTGCATACCTTGTATGATTTATATTTGTGGTGTGTGGATCGTAAAGTTGATCTGATGACTAATGTATTGGCTAGACCCGAACACCTGCAGATACGTCAACTTCCACGAGATGTTAAGGATCGCTTGTTGGCCAAGTATCAACAGTGGAATTTTAGTGAACCAGCACCCGCGGACAGTAATCCTAGAGACCCAACTTGGTTTAAGCAACATATCGATTCTGAAATACGGGTTGCTATATATTGGCTACAACAAGAAGCCGACCCAGAACAAACAACAAAATTATACAATGTAATTCAATCCTGGGGATGGTTTGACACCCCAGAAATAGCAAAATATTTTAAAGTGGGCAATTAATGATAACTACTAGTCCATGGTATGGCTGTACGAAAACACACAAATTGAAACATTACCCGAAGATTGTGTTGGCTTTGTTTATTTGATTACAAATAACAAGACCGGCAGGAAATATATTGGAAAAAAATTAGCAAAATTTAGTAAAACCACATACAAAGTAGTAAAATTAAAGAACGGCAACAAGAAGCGTAAAAAAATTCGAAGTAAAATAGATTCAGACTGGCAACTATACTATGGAAGCAACGATCAACTCAACAAAGACCTTGCAGAGCTAGGCTCAGACAACTTCACAAGAGAAATATTATTTTATTGTAAATCAAAAGCAGAATGCAGTTACATAGAAGCTAGAGAACAATTCAATCATAAAGTACTAGAATCAGACAAATGGTACAACGGACAAATCAGTGTTCGTGTACACGGTAGTCACATAAAAAACAAAATTTAAAACTTAGATAGGCAACTTTATTGACTCTGTGGTAGGTGTTATGGTCTACCCCCATCGAGGAACGGTGAGATACCCGGTCTAGAACTTTGGGCGTCAAAGGCAATTGCTAACTTAAGGCAACAAATGGTTTGAGCTCTGTGAAAAAGACACAACTCATGCTCATAGGACTTGGATTTATTATCGGGTCACTAGGGTTCCGTTGATATGTGAAGCTTGAGTAGGGGGTACCGGTCAACCGCCTCCGTGTGTGCAAACACAATCTCATTATAATAAATGACTATGCTACTCAGATAATGTAGAAGGTCAGTTCACCGTGCATACGGTGAATTGTGACCAATTAATCTAGATAATGCTAAAGAAAAACAATATTGATGAACGAAGTGAAATCAATAGATCTCTCTTAGAGAGATCTTGAAGTATCAGAATGTATCAGGCCAATCTCTGAAAAGGGCATGCTGAATGTCTCCACTAACAAACTGATTAAATGATTTGTGTTTGGTTTCAAGTTCGCCTTCTAAAGGAGCAACACGTTTAAATGCACTGTCCATTTGGCCCATGTCTCGGAACTCCATGAGTATCATCCATTCTGGCATGTCTGCTATGCTACGGAATCCCATTTTGCATCTGGTGATTCTGTATGATTCCATCTTGCCTTCACTGATCAGATGATCAAAGAAACTTTTCATTCCATTGACCCAATCAAGGTCAGTGATATCGCCTTCTTTGTTTGCCCAGATTGTGTATAAGTCTGCCATTATTTTTCCTTAAGATATAAAGTACATACATAATTATATGAAAATACAGTTCGATCATAATTTTGGCCACCAGGAGCAAGGT